TTAATGACATGGTGCTCTCTGGACTTGACGTTCAGAGTGTGATAGAATGTAATACTTACTCAGGATTAGAAGCAAAACTTAAGTTTACTACTTGGAAAAAAATATGAGCAACGGAACAAAGGTAGTCAAGAGAAATGGTCGAATTGAAACTCTTGACCTAGATAAGATGCACATCATGGTTGATGAGGCATGTAAAGGACTAGCAGGAGTTTCTGCAAGTCAAGTAGAAATGAAGTCTGGTATTCAGTTTTATGATGGCATTTCTACAAATGAGATTCAGCAGATTCTGATTCGTAGTGCAAGTGATCTGATTGATCTCGATCACCCAAACTATCAGTTTGTTGCTGCACGTCTTCTTCTCTTTTCCGTGAGGAAGTCTTTGTATGGAATGATTCGTGACTTTCCTCATCTTGAGAAGCACATCATGAACTGTACGAGTAAAGATGTATATGATAAAGATATTTTCCTTAAATATTCTAAGGAGGAGATTGATAAAGCTAATTCCTTTATTGATCATCACCGTGACTACCTATTCACTTATGCAGGTCTACGTCAGGTCGTTGACAAGTACCTTGTGCAGGATCGAAGCAGTGGAAAAGTATATGAAACCCCACAGTTCATGTACATTATGATTGCTCTGACAATCTTTGCAGAGTATCCAAAAGAAACCAGAATGTCATATGTCAAGAGGTATTATGACGCAATCTCAAAGCACAAAATCAACATCCCCACTCCCATCATGGCAGGAGTGCGAACGCCACTGCGACAATTTGCTAGTTGTGTTCTTGTTGATGTTGATGACTCCCTCGATTCTATCTTTAGCTCTGATATGGCTATTGGTAGATACGTTGCACAGAGGGCGGGAATCGGCATCAACGCTGGTAGGATCCGTGGCATCAACGCTAAAATCCGAGGGGGAGAAGTTCAACACACAGGTGTTGTACCATTTCTCAAGAAGTTTGAAGCAACTGTCCGATGCTGCACGCAAAATGGCATACGAGGTGGATCCGCGACAGTCCACTTCCCAATCTGGCACCAAGAAATAGAAGATATTATTGTTCTGAAGAATAACAAGGGAACCGAAGATAATCGTGTTCGTAAACTAGACTACTCAATCCAAATCAGCAAACTTTTCTATGAACGTTTCATCCAAGATAAAGAGATCTCCCTCTTCTCTCCACACGACGTTCCTGGTTTGTATGATGCTTTTGGCACTGATGGATTTGATGCACTATACAATGATTATGAACGAAATGCATCTATTCCAAGAAAGACTGTCAGGGCTCAAGAACTCATTCTGGATATTCTGAAAGAGCGTGCTGAAACTGGTCGTTTGTATCTGATGAACATTGATCATTGTAATAGTCACTCTTCCTTTAAGGATAAGGTTAATATGAGTAACCTCTGCCAAGAGATTACTTTGCCAACTGATCCTATTCAGCACATTGATGATGATATGGGAGAGATTGCACTTTGTATTCTTTCTGCCATTAATGTTGGTAAGGTTAAGTCTGACGAAGAACTGGAAGAACTCTGTGAACTTTCTGTTCGTGGTCTGGAAGAACTCATCGACTATCAGAAGTATCCTGTAAAGGCAGCAGAACGCGCTACAAAGGCACGTAGGTCCCTTGGAGTAGGTTTTATTGGTCTGGCACACTATTTGGCAAAACTTGGATTCAATTATGATTCTCAAGAAGCCTGGGATGCTGTAAATGGACTTGCTGAGTCCTTCCAGTTCTACCTCATTAAAGCATCGAATGAGATTGCAAAAGAAAAGGGTTGGTGTAGTGATTTTGGTCGTACAAAGTATGCAGATGGTATTCTGCCCATTGATACATACAAGAAGGACGTAGATGAAATTTCAAACCTAAAGTTGCAACATGATTGGGAAGGTCTTAGAGCATCTATCTTGGAGCACGGACTTCGACACAGCACATTGTCCGCACAGATGCCATCGGAGAGCAGTTCCGTTGTGTCAAACGCAACCAATGGAATCGAACCACCAAGAGATTACTTGTCCGTTAAGAAGTCAAAGAAAGGAACACTCAAACAGATTGTTCCACAATATCAAACTCTTAAACACAATTATACTTTACTGTGGGATATGGAGTCCAATCGTGGTTATATTAATATTGTTGCTATGATGCAAAAGTATTTTGACCAAGCAATCAGTGGCAACTGGAGTTATAATCCAGAGAACTATCCGGACAATGAAGTTCCTGTATCTGTAATGGCACAAGACTTCCTTACAACATACAAGTATGGTTGGAAGACAAGTTATTATCAGAATACTTATGATGGTAAGAAGGATGATGAAGACTTTGAAAAAGTGGAACTTAAAAATTTAATAAATGATATTATGGAGTCCGAAGAGGACGATTGTGAAAGCTGTAAAATTTAATCAGGAGACATATGCAGTACGATTTTGTAACATCCAAAGATAAGAATGAAATGAATGGGATTACGGTTTTTAATACTGAACAAGTGAACACTAAAAAGCAACCTATGTTTTTTGGTAAACCTTTGGGGGTTCAAAGATACGACTCTTACAAATATCCAGTTTTCGATAAACTTACTACACAACAACTAGGATACTTTTGGAGACCTGAGGAGGTCTCCCTCCAGAAGGATCGTGGAGATTATCATATGCTGCGTCCAGAGCAGAAGCATATCTATACTTCTAATTTGAAGTATCAGATCATGCTTGATTCTGTTCAGGGTCGTGGCCCTGGTATGGCATTCATTCCATATTGCTCACTTCCTGAACTGGAAGCATGTATGGAAGTGTGGGGATTTATGGAAATGATTCATAGTCGTTCATATACCTATATTATTAAAAACGTCTATTCTGACCCTTCGGTGGTATTTGATACTATCATTGGCGATCAGCGCATTCTAGAGCGTGCTGAGAGCGTTACAGAGTCCTATAATGACTTTATTAACTCTGCTCATTTTTATGGTGTTTCTGACCAATGGAAACATCGCCTTGAGGGTGTTGAATACGCAAAAGATTCCCTGAAAGAAGTTAAGCGTAAACTCTATCGTGCAGTTGCTAATGTAAATATCCTTGAGGGTATTCGCTTTTATGTTTCTTTTGCCTGCAGTTTTGCTTTTGGTGAACTGAAGCTTATGGAAGGTTCTGCTAAGATTATTTCTTTGATTGCCCGTGATGAGAATCAGCATCTTGCTATTACTCAAAACATTCTGAACAAGTGGCGCGATGGTGATGACCCTGAGATGAAGCAGATTGCTAAGGAAGAAGAGGAGTGGGTTTATGCTATGTTTGACCGTGCCGTAAATGAAGAGAAGAAGTGGGCAGACTATCTGTTCAAAGATGGTTCTATGATTGGTTTGAATGATAAACTTCTCCAACAGTATGTTGAGTGGATTGCTAATCGCCGCATGAAGTCGATTGGTCTGAAACCTCAATATGATATTGCCGCAAATAATAACCCTCTTCCTTGGACTCAGAACTGGATTTCTTCTAAAGGACTTCAGGTAGCACCACAAGAAACAGAAGTAGAAAGTTACATTGTTGGGGGTATCAAGCAAGATGTCAAAGCAAACACATTCTCAGGATTCCAGTTGTAAAGGAAATTGCAAATGCGACTGTATTACAGTTGAAGATTCTTTAGAGATGTATAGAAAAGCGGCAGAATCTGATGAGTATTTGTTTGGAGATTATGACTATTGTAAAGAATGGGTAGGTATAACTACTCTGGATGTATAGATAGAGGAGCGTTATAACTCCTCTTTTTTCTAATGATTGGTCTCACGGATATTTTCACACTCAAATCAAGACTTGATAAACTCAAGCATCATATAGACAGAGAGAATGCAACTCCACATGAGAAAGAACTTGCTCATAAATATCTGAGCAAAGCTATTGACTATGTGAATGAGTTGCAGTTATACTACTGATGAAATCTATGATAATCCCTGGATTTATAATGGCGAAGTTTTTACTTCTGGTGATATTGGGGACTACTTTGGGTTTGTTTATCTCATTACCAATCAGTCCAACTCACGACGATACATTGGTAGAAAGTATTTCTGGTCGTTTCGCACGCCCAGAGGAAAAAAACGAAAAGTAAAATCAGAATCCGATTGGAAAAGGTATTATGGGTCTTGTCCAGAACTTAAAGAAGATTTGGAAAATTATGGAAAGGGGGTATTCAGACGGACTATCCTCTCCCTCCACAAAACAAAAGGGAAAACCAATTTTGAAGAAACCAGACAACTCTTTGTCAACGGAGTCCTCACAGAAAGCCTTGACACAGGAGAACCAGCGTTCTATAATAGCAACATCCTCAACAGATACTTCCGAAAGGATTACTATGAATACAAAGATTGAACCTGTTGCCCAAATTCGTAATTGGTCAATTGAAAGGATTCATAAACTCTCTGAGGGTAACATAGAGTCTCAATTTGATGCTGTTGCCATTGCAGAAGAATTTGGTGAATGGATTGATTTGCCTGTCGGTAAACATGAATTAGAATATCTTTGTCTCGAAGATCAAGATTTTGGCGAACAAGAAATTGATACACTATAAATAAAATCTGTAATTAAAATTTATATAAAATGACTGAACAACAAGAACACCTTACTAATCTTTTAAATCAGCGCCAACAACTTGCTGCTGAGATTGAAAAACTTCAGGGACAATCTTCATCTGCAAGAGAAACTTTCTTCAAGGTACAAGGTGCCATTGAGTATCTTGCACAGATTGGAGTAACTCTTCCAGAACCAGAAGTCACAGAAGAAACCGAAGAAGCACCTGCCGAAGAAACCGCAGAGTGATTTGACAAAACCGACCTTCTATCTTATAATATGAAGGTCCACTAATGACTCAATAGCTCAGTTGGATAGAGCAACTGCCTTCTAAGCAGTCGGTCGTAGGTTCGAGTCCTACTTGAGTCGCCAGGGGAATTAGCTCAGTTGGTAGAGCATCGCCTTTGCAAGGCGG